ATCTATCTCTATTTGCAATCTGTTACTGCAAGAAGCACTCACACTATTATTAACACTGCTCCCAGTATCTCTCAGTACTAATGCCGGCATATCTTTGTCTTGAAGTTTAGACATGGCCCATTCATCAACTTTGACAATATCATTAGCATAACCATTTGCTATGCTAATATTTTCTAATCTTGCTATTAAAATATCTACTATCTCTTGACGACGGTTCACGGTCTATCCTCACTTAAATATAATTTTCTTACACCACTTTGCGGTGGGTCCATATCAATGACATAATAAGTTATACTGTTCACCACTACAGAATCACCATGACTCACACTTGCAACATCTACGCTTTTACATGTAACACTTGGAACTGATGCAGAGACATCACTATCAAGACCATTATCAAAGACAACATCATCTTTCTCATCAAAGTAAACAGAAATACCTAAGCCATTTGAAAGCGTAGCTAGCTCCGTAAACTCTTCATCATTGAAAAAAACATCTAAGTCTTGATTTATCTGATCTTTAAATGACATTATTCGCTCAATGCCTCTTCAATAATTTCACGAATTGTTTCAAGTTCTGCATCTTCAGGAATACCAATATCTTCCTCTTGCGCTAATTTACGAAGCTCATCCTCATTCATTGCATCAATATCAATAATTTCATTATTACGATACTCTTCAATCATTTCAATAAGTTCAGCCTCTTTTTTCCCAGAATAAGGTGTTAGTTTTAAATGCTTACAAATCCCTTTTAATTGAGATACACTCAGTGTCTTAAGATCTTCAACTTCAAGCATATCTTCAATGCTCATATTATTTTCATCTTTTGAAGGTGCAACAACCTCAGTTGCAGCATCAGAATCAATCAAGTACCTTGCATCTTTAAGAGTAATGTCTTTCCCTTTTCCAACAAGCAGAGTTTCCTCCGCTTTAAAGTGTTTTCCACCACATTTAATGGAAAAATTTGTTTTAATTGCTTTCATCTTAGAAAACCTTTGCTGTAACAATTGCATCTATCTGATGTGCAGCTGGTAATGGTGCTGATTGAACCATTAAAAATTCCATAGATGGATCTTCTTGTTCCCAAGTTTTTGGGAAACGAGGCATTGCTACATATCCGGCTTTTTTGTCTTTAATTGCACCGTAATGGCGACGAAAATCTGCTTTTGTTGAAGTAAGAACAACCTGGCCATCAGGAATCATACTTTGCTCACTATCAGCCTCATCTACATACCACTCGTCATAGCTATATACATCAAGCACTTTCCCATCAACTGCAATTTGCCCAAAATAAGAAACACCATCACCTAAATCTTCTGGCTTAATAAGCCCAAGATCAATACGACGAGTATTTAATGAATCTTTCACTGTTGAATGTTTTAAATATGTACCGATAGTTAAGCTATTTCCAACTAATGTATTTGCTGAAACACCGGCATCTTTACTTATAAGACGAGCCCAAACTGCCAAATCATCATTTGGTGTAGCTGCTGCATCTGTCCAAATATCAGTGCCTGCAAGAACAACTTTATGATTTGCATCAAGACTAAGGTCAATACGATAATTCACACCGTCTCCAACAACATCAACATAACCATTTACGAGCTGTTGCGCACACATCCACTCTTCACGACGGGAAATCATCTCTTCAAGTTCGTTTAACTCTTCTGCGAGCTTCAGCCCTGCTCTTTCTTGAGGTGTTTGCATTGCATACACATTTTGACCGGTGTTACGATTATCAACAATATCAGATGCTTCTAATACTTTTTTTGGTTTAACATAAGCAGGTTTATAACTATTTGTCGTAAAGCCAAGCTTTTCAACGAGTTTCCCTTCAACACGAGGTGTTTGAAAAGGTGCCATACGACGCTTCCCTTTTATAATGTCGATATCAATCGTTTCCGTGTCATGTGTCTCTACACGAGAAAACAAAGTATCTAAAAGAAAACGACCTGATTTTTTTTCTTGACGCATCGCTGCCGCCATTGCACGAGTTTCAAAAATATTAATTGCCATACTTTACTCCTTAAGCTTTTTGAGCTGATTTAATATAGATGCCAGCATCACGTAGTGGTGCTTTTACTGAAGATGCATCATGTCCATTTCCAAAGCTCAATACATTTTCGTTGAACTCACCTTTTACATACACTGCAACATTAGTTACATCACCACCGGATGCGTCGCAATCCTGTGCAAGAATTGCATAGGGTATTTCACTTCCGTCTGAAACTGCTGTAGTTCCATCTGATTGTAATGTTGCAGAGAGTACATACTTTCCACCGTCCGTAATTTTTCCAAGAACCGCACCGCGTTTGAGCGCAGCTCCCTGTGCAATCGTTACAACATCTGTAACTGTTTGTGTAGTGCCGGCTATTAAATTATCCGGCGTATATATTTCTGTAGCCATTATGCTTCTCCTCTTGCTTTTTGACCAGCTTCTTGCATAGCAAGGCGTGCCGCTTTTTCATCAGAAAGTGTTTGTTTACTACCTTCTTCATTTCCACCGCTTAACTCAGCTAAATCTGTACCTAGATTTTTACCGTCTTCTTTGTGTTGAGAAAATGTCTCGTTTCGTTTTGTTTGCATTGCATCAAAAAGTTTTACTTTTACTTGCTCAGCAGTTACATTTGTGTCATTTAAACATTCTTTAATAATGTTCTCATAACCGGTAGCAGATAAAGCCTGAATTGATAAAATTCGTTCACGCTCACTATCGGCACCTAATTTTTTCCCTTCGGACAAACCAATATCATGACCCTCTTGTTTAAGAGTTTTCACAATATCAGGATGTTTTTCTTGCAATAATTCCAATGTCATATCAACATCTCCTTTGTTTAATTCTTGCGATAATCCTACTTTTGCAGTAGGAATCGCAGGTATATTCACTACACTCACTTCGTTTAATTGCCAAAGCGTCGCGGTGTACTCACTAGGTTTATTTTCAAACTCTTTCATGTACCCATCAAGAACAGCAACGCCAACAGAAACACTCTCTAAAAAACCACGCTCAATCTTTCCGAATATTTGCATCGCAAATTCATCTTCTTTATCAAAATAAGCATCCCCTTTGAGTTTTTTATCTTCAACTCTGACATTTTCAAACCTTCCGATTGGTGGTCTCTCTCCAGATGTATCATGTTGATAAAAAAGTTTTAATATTGAAGCTCTTTTAAGGTCAATATTTTCCAGACCATGAAGTAATTGCAGCATATAAAAGCCATCACTCCAGCTGTATCTGGTAACTTGTGTTTCATCACTTAATATAAAAGAGACTTTAGCGTTCTCTTTGTCTATTGATTTTTTATCAATGTGTAGTTGTGCTTTCAAAGCAGTATTAAATAAACTTAAATTTTTAGGCATTTTCTTCCTTTGGTAGAATTTTTTCACTCACAGCAATTTTTAAATCAGTAAGCCCAGATTCTTTCATCTGATCTGTTTCACTCTTAGCACGCTTGATATTTTGGTCAAAATCAGTACCATTCATTTCAGAAGCCTCTTTTGTCCTGGTACTAAACCCCTCTTCAACACGCATAAGTGCAGCTTTTGTCTCTTGTACTGGGTTAAGTTGTCCTTGTGACGGTCCATTCCATGAAGCGCGACAATATGCTTTTTTCATCATTGGGTCTTCTAAAAAACCGGGAGCGCTCAAATGTCCAAGTAAAACAGCTTCAGTTAAAACCGCTTCATAAATTGGCTGTGCAAATTTTTGTGCAAACCATGCTCTCCGCGTTCTAAACATTTTCCATGCTTCAAGTAATGCAGCACGTGATGCAGAATACGATGAACTAAAATGTTTCATTAGAACTTCATAAGGAATGTTAAGTGCCGCACCTATTTGTTTGAGTACCGATGTAGTAAAACCGTCAAAAGCGGTATTTGGTCTGTTAGGGTTTGCAGTCGATACCTTTTCACCATTAGCAAGACCTATTATTGCACCAGCTTCAAGATTCATTTCTTCATTCAAGTTCTGTGTATCTTCACCTTCCATATCTTCTGGAAGTTCTCCACTTTCTGTTTCTATAAATACGGTAAATAGTCCACTTACAACTGCTGCTGTTAATTCTGCATGTGTATAATCAGTAAACTGTTTGAGGGGCTCTATGATGGGAGCTAAAACCGAAACACCGCGTTTTTGATTTGGTCTTGTTTTTTCAAATACATGCAAGATGTTTCTGCGGCCGCTTTTTCCAAATACAGGAATTGCTTTCCATTCATTAACAAACTGAGAACCACCGGGATGAAATTTCGTAAAATGATAAAATTTTGGAGCACCTAAAGCATCAACTTCAACACCTCCGGCTATTTTTTCATCATCCATTTTATTATCAGGGTTACAGCATCTATCAGCTTCAATAAGTTGAATGCTTAATGAATATGGAGAATCTTCTTTTTTGATATAAGGAAGCCCTACAAAAATATCACCGCTGACCATAGCACCGATAAGAGCAATAGCTTGTAATTCATAAAAATTTGAACTTCTCTCAACATCCGCATTTTCACTCTCAGCCCAAAATCTAAATATATGCTCAGCTTTACTCTCAAATTCTCTTGCAGCCTCTTCGTTCATATCAAGAAAATCATAATCTGTTTGAGATTGAACGGTTAAGCCTGCGCCGATAATATTAAATCGCATGGTATCGACAGCGCCACGAACCAAAGGAGCATTACGGTACATATCACGCGCAACAGCACGAAGATTCTCTAAAGATGGAAGATCATCTTTATCGGGAGAGCCAGCAACAACATTTGCAGAACGCATAGAGCGACGACTCGTATCTGCGCCTATATAACCACCATTACTTAAAGCTTGGTATTTCATCTTGGATTGCATACGCTTTAAACCACGTTCTGGATTAATTGCCATAATAGCTTTATCTAAAATATTTGCAGATACACGCAGTTTTTTCATTTCCAAACTGCCTTTTTAAATACAGGGCCCCTTCGGACTGAAACATTTTGACCTGGTATATGATCAGGTCCATAACGGTTAATTTTAGCTTCAAGTCTATCTTCTCTTGCATACAAAACATCCAAATCAGCACGAGTGAGTTCCCTACCACCAAATTTATAACTTTGTGAAGAGAGCACAGCTTCTATAGCTGTTTGTACTGATTCAAGTTGTTGCAAAAGAGTTTTTGCCAAAATCTACACCTTATATTTTTTAAGTATGGTGTAATTATTTCAAAAAATCATTTTTGCTAACAGACTGAGTGATGCAAAAATTAACAATAGTGATTATCTTGCTATTTCAAGAAACAATCACATCCAACTTTGCATTGAAAGTATTACTTTCAAGCAATAATAATTCAAGTGCCTTACCAAAAGAGATGTTTTTTTCTTCCGAAAATGTTTCTACTGCTACGATAGTATCAATTAACACTGTTGAATCTGGAAGTTTTATCCTTGTTGCTCCGCTCTTTTTTCCGTGGATAACATCATGCAGTAGCGATTGTGCTGCCTCTTCAAAGTTTATCTTCCCGTCATACTCTTTAATTGTGCCAAGTTTTATGTGCCTTGTCACAAAAGATGGTGAAACACCTATTTTTTTACTAAAATCACTTTTTGTAATTAAATTTTTCACTATCTTCTCCCTCTTGATATCACTCTTCTGCGTGTAGATTTAAGTTTATTATCAACTCCCGAAAAAGAAACAACCCCAAATCTTTTCCCATTATTAAGTATCTGCTCATCAATACCAGCTAAAGCAAGTGCTGCATTTGCATAGTTTCGACAGTCAATCGCTTCATTTCTGTGTCTTTTTTTTGTCCAAATACCTGTTCTTTTATCTCTTTTTTCTGCCGTTAACTGCTTAAAATATTCATCTGAGTAAACATCTTTATTTGGAAAGTGCATATAATTCGCCCCAGTCTCTGTTATCTCAATATTTGCATAAATTTCATCTTTACCGGCATTTACACCAACTGTAAATAGATTTACCTTGCCTTTATTTTGTTTGCTGGCTCTTTTATTTATAAATGGAGCTGATACAACATTAGAACCTTTTAGAGCGAAAACTCTTTGCGTAAAACGAGGTTTACAAAATGTATAGGCAGCCTTTGTTCTATGTCCACCAGTATCAACACCTTTTGCATAAATTTTCATGGTAGAACCATCATAACAAGTGAAAGTTTTGTTAAGATAAGCTGCTAAAGCCTCTCTCGTCTCTGGATTGTTTGGATCTCCTTGAATGATGTGATAATCTATACTCCAAGTCTCCATATATTGCCCATATCCAACTACTTCAAGCTCAAATCTATCATCTTGTGTATCTATCCCAACAGATAAAACAAGCACACCATGAGGTACCTCACAACCATATTCCTCTTTTCTCTCTGGTAAATTATCTACAATCACCGTAGTAGCCTCTTCTTCCCACACTTTTGCATCACGTGTATTTACCCAAGTTTTCATCTTTCTCACATCACCCTTGTTCATTAGGGCTTTTGCTTCTAAAAACTCTCTAAATATTTCATTCCATGTTAAAAATCCAAGAGGTGAATAGTATGATGGTATTCTGTACCCTCTGTGAATATGTCCCTCATTATGTGGTATCCATTTTCCATGTTCCATCATCTTAGTCTTGTGAAATTCATCTATTAAACTGCCACATTCAGGGCAAGAATACTGCACATTTCCAAGGAGTTCATGACTCTGTTTATTGTAATCAAATATAAAGTTTTCTCTCTCAAAAGTAATCATCTTTTTACAGTAAGGACAAGGCATATAGTAATGTCTCTGATCACTTGCTTCAAACTCTGCTTCAATATTAGAGTTCCCCTCTTCTGTTGGTGTTGAATTTATATAGATTTTTCTTAGTATTCCAAACGAGTCTGTTCTTTTTTTGCCAAGGTCAAGTGGATCTCCCTCCCCTTTAATATTGCTCTCATAACCATCAACATCATCAAGTATCACTACACGACAAGACAGTGAGCGGAAGTTTGCAGGTGAACCAGCCCATGCTATTTTTAACATGCCTCCAGGATAAACCTTCTCAAACATTCCACCGATATCATCTTTTGATTTTCCGACGTTAATCTTTTTTGCTAGTTCTGGCATGGCTCTAAGTGATGGTGTTAACTTTCTGTTGCTATGGTCCTTTGCTAGACCTTCTGTTGGCAGTATCATAAGCTGTGAAGCTGGTACTATATCCATATAGTACATCGCCATATTATTTGCTATCTCAGTACAACCAACTTGTGTAGCTTTAATTACTTTTACCTGTTGTGTAGGGCTCTGAGGGCTAAGTTCTTGCATAATTTCACGAACATATGGCATTCTATCACAACTGTATTGACCAGCTTCTGCACTAGCACCTTTTGGTAATTGCCTGTATTTGTCTGCCCACTCATCTATCGTCAAGTATGGGTCAGGAGCAAGCCCTGATGCAAAAGAGGAAAACACAGGATTAGGACTCATTAAACACCTCGCTTAAGTTATTTAATTGTCTATTTATCTCTACTTCCATCATAGTCCTGCAAGTATGAGGGTCACTTTCCACTGCAATTCGCGCAGCAAGTCTTGCAGGAATACCAAGTAAACCATCTCTAACTATGCGAGAAGCTGCAAAAATATTCTTCTCAACTTCTTCTATCGAAATTGATTTTTTTTCGCTTTCATCAGCCTTGCTTGTCTTTATTCGTAAATCTTGTTGTAATATGGCTCTATTAAGAGCTTTTACATCCATCTGCTCAAGATCACTCAATTCCTCTTTATCTACGCCGAGCTTATCAGCTTCATTCTGAAGTGCGTTTAGCTTATCTCTCTGTTGTTGAAGCAAAGAATCTCTCTCTTCATCACTCATATCAGCCACAGATTCATAATGTTTGGATGCCTCAAACAAATCAGTGCCTTTTCTGGCTTCTTTGTTTAATTCTCTTTGGTATTCTCTATGTGGATCTTCGTGTTCCTGCATCAATCTCTCAGCTTCAACATCATCAACTCTTTTAGAATCATAAGTAGGGATAATTCCTTTTTGAACAAGTTTATTAATATACTGACGACTTTTACCAACTTTAGCAGCGAATTTACTCTGTGAAATCAACATACAAATATCCTCCTAAACCACTGTCAACAGGGACAAACCCAAGATTGTCAACCAACAAAAAACCCAAAAAACTACGCGGTTTCTGCGAGTGCATAGCCCCGTAGAGCTCTCTATGCTCAGAAGGACCCGCTTCATTTTACTTTCCCTATGTAGTAGTTGAAGTTCTGCTGGAATATTCTCGTTGTATTCTCATCCACATACTTTTGCATTGCAGGTA